ATGCGTTTTTTCTTAGCTAAAATATTTGCGTATAGTCCAGTTTTCATTTTGTACCTTTAGGTTTAGTGTGTGTTAAAACTTGGCTGGTCTTAGTATGCTTTGCACCTGTCATTAAAACTTTACCAGCCTTATGAGTAGCCCCAGTATAAAGTTTTCCATTAGGCAAGTAATGTGGTACGCCCTTCATTTCTTAGCCTTGTTCTTAGCTGTACGCTGACCACGCATAGGCATCTTTGCCTCACTAAGTGCAATGGCAACCGCTTGTTTCTGAGACTTAACTACTGGACCACCTTTGCCAGAGTGCAATGTACCTTTACCGTACTCACCCATGACTTTAGCGACCTTTTTAGCTGCTTTCGATTTCTTCATCATCTAGCATTTCCTTTACTTGTTCAAGTAGTTGTTGCTCAGTAATTTCATACTGACGCTCAAAGGCTTTACGTCCCATTCCGTGGTATCCGGTATTCCCCCGATGATGCTCAGGACAAAGCGGTAACGTATCGTAATGCGAACTCCTTACTCCCATCCCCAAGCCTAAGCCTCTAACGTGGTGAATCTCAGAAGGAGTCCCTGCATACCCTAGCCTAGTGCAAATTATACAACCTAAATTAGCAACTCTAGACAGGTATTTCTTCTCTGCTTTGATCAATTTGACGCTTTCTCCATAACGATTTAACTGACGATATTGTCTCTGCATGGTTGCATTCAGGACACACATCAACAGGATCATCAAATACATATTCGCAACGCACTCTTAACACTTCGTCACGTTCACCAATCCAGTTGCAATTATCGCAATAAACTTTATCCATATTATTACCTTTAATTAACGTAAATTTCATTTAGGTTTGCTACTATTTCTCTAACTAGGAGGCTATATGTACGGCATATCTATCGATGGTCAAGATTTCTGGTTTGAAGCTGAAGAAGTTGAACTCATGGAAATAGATGATGATGGTGTCATCTGGAAATACGATAGAGAAGCCTGTGTCTGGATGTACTTTGACGAAGATGCAGACGAGTGGCTGCTATTCGACGAGGAGACATTTGATCCGTTCACGAGGTCGATCTTTCAACAAAACGATTCGACGCTTCCATCGACCGCCAGCAGTCAACACGAGCCTGAGCAGCAACAAGCATCCAACGTAATCTCTCTGCCTCAGCAACGGCTTCTCTAAGTCCTTCTACGCAAGTAGCGTACTCAACCGTAGTATAAGCATCTGCTTCCTTGTCAGCCATCGTACTCTTTAGGCTACGCTGAAAACCTATAGCTTTGACTGTCTTTCTGTATTCGGTCAAATACACTACATTAGCTTTAGCTTCAGCATAAGCAGCCGCATTCTTAATCATAAAATTAATCGCTTCGTGGGGATCGATATTCATCTGATAGTTTCCATATTAAATTTTTAGCATCGTCAATACTTGTAACTACGTTTACTTGACCTTTCCAGAGTCTGTGCCAATTAACTTGATCTGGAGTAAGTACATTTTTATCACCATCCTTGATCTCAAGCAAGAAATTTCTAGATTTAAATCCTACTAAAATATCTGGTACGCCTTTGCCTATTGCGTGTAAATGCTCAACAGTACAACCCATATCGCGTAAAGCCTTAACGATCTGAGTCTGGTTGTTATCTACCCTTTTGTAAACCATACACCGTCATCCCCTCTTGATCCAAGCGTCCATTGTTCCCTACAATCTTTCTCTAGTAACTGAGCCGTTCTATCTCCGCGTTTTTTGCGGACAATAGACAGGTATTCGATGGCTTTGTTTCTATCTTGAGTACGCCACTTTAATACCTGCCTTACTTCGCATCGATGTCTGTGTTGCTCAGACCAATTGAAATGATTTTTGTCGTATTCTGTCATTTTGAAGTTGCTCGTAATCTTTATTTAATTCACAACCTAAATATCTTCTACCATGTTGAAGTGCTACTTGAGCAGTAGTTCCGCTACCCATGAATGGATCTAAAACAATATCATCAATTTTGCTTCCAGATAAAACGCAAGGCTCAATTAAATCTGGTGGGAAAGTTGCAAAATGTGCTCCTTTATATGGCTTTGTTGTTACTGACCATACGCTACGGCGATTTCTAGTTTCCTTCACATCATAAAACTCAGCTAATCCATTTCCAGAAGCTGCAACATTAGCACCATTAGCTTGACCTTTTGAAAATGATTTTTCACCTAAAGAAATTTTCTTTCCAGCATTTAGAGCAGGTTCTTGCATTGCTTCACTATCAAAAAAATATTTATCTGATTTTGATAGCAAAAAAATATACTCATGCGCTTTCGTACATCTATCTCGCACCGACTCAGGCATTGGATTTGGCTTGTGCCAGATAATATCTTGTCGTAAATACCAGCCATCAGCTCTTAAAGCAAATGCAAGCATCCACGGAATACCTATTAAATCTTTATTTTTTAACCCTTGAGATTTAAGCATTTTAGAATCACGAACTCTAGATTTGCCAATATCTATTGCATGAGCATTTTCTTTTGCAGTTCCTTTTGCTAATGATTGAGGAATACTTTTGCAGTCCTTATGACTTGAATAACTATCGCCAATATTTAACCACAATGTACCGTCATCTTCTAAAACATCCCATACACATTTAAATACTTCAACCATAGCTTCAATGTAAGCAGAAGGAGTTTCTTCTAATCCTATTTGCCCATCATGACCATAATCACGTAAACCATAATAAGGAGGACTAGTCACGCAAGTTTGAACTTTAATACCATCAGAAGCCCATTTACGCATTGTTTCTCGGCAATCACCAAATTCAATTTTATTAAACACGAAACGCACCTTTGTTATCAAAGTCTATAGGTTGACCACCTAACGTATCTACGAATTGCTGGCTGTTGTGCTCAAAGTACATCCCATAAAACTCCTCAGCCTCACCGTTCCTTTGCTTCTGGCACATTAGAAACATATCTGGCTGCTTCTCGTCATAGTCCTCATTGTTCCTACGAGCGTTCTCCTTCTTCTTATTACGCCAGACTAAGAACACGTTATCCACCTGATCTGCAATGCTTCCAGAACCCTTCAAATCAGTCTTAGAAGGCTGTATCTCCTCAGACGCTAATTTACGGATATGGTGGACTAAATGAATGTGTACGTGATGATCTCGTGCCAATGCACACAACTCGTCAACGAATGACTTTTGCTCGTTTAATGAGTCCTCTGCCACTACACACTTCATTAATGAGTCAATGAAGATATGTTTTATGCCTAGCTCAACAGCGCAATACCTTGCCATTGCTATCGTTTTCTGTGGAGTCGTAGAGCCTTGCTGGTCATAAAGATACAGATTCTCGTCAATGAAATTAGTAAACCGTCCTAAAACACTACGAATATAGCCCTCTTTGTCGTGAGTTAACGGTATATTGATATTCTCACCTGCGAATTGTCTAAGCATACGGACAATGGTAGTTACAGGTTTCATTTCATAGCTGGCAATACAAACCTTACAGTCTTGCTTTATTAAACCTAACGCTATCTGACCTGTGACTAAAGACTTTCCACCGCCATTGCTGCCAGCATAGACTGTCACTTCACCTAGCCTGAATTTAACGTCTGAGTGAGTTTTAATCCACGGCATTACTGCATCGTCAGTCTTTTGAGGATCAGTATAGTTTTGGTAAATTTCATCTAACCAGCTATTAGCAGACTTAACGTGAGCTGATAAGTCACTAGCCTTTAGATATTTCTCAATATCAATCTGACTTGATTTAATGATATTGCGGTCATTGTAAAGTCGTTCCGCTATCGTATTAATATTATCCGACATATTTAACTGCCTCCATTATCCTAGCCTGTGCTTTCTTCATTCGACCCCTATCTTCTTCCGATAGTGGTAATCCTTGACTAATCGTATAAGCTGCTACTGATACTACCCATGCCTCGAATTCAATAACGCGAAGCAAGTCTGAAGCATAATACTTTCTTTTGACTTGAGGCAAGTCTTTATTTACGTTAGGGAATAGATCATTCATGTCCAAGCCAATAGCACCCAAAATATCTTGAACGCTGCAATCAGCAAAGCATTTCAATAGGATACGACCATCGTCTAATTCTCTTATCGCTAGGCTAGGACTCTTATCAGTATGAGCAGGACAGCAAGCCGTATAAGCTCCGTTACGACCTTTAACCTTCTCTAAGCGGCTGAGTATGTTCTCTATCATTTCCACCCCACTAATGCTTGTGTCTTTGATTTAACTTCTTTAGTACGTTCAGCCCTAACCCAATTTCTCCACGTTGCATCCCAATCTAGCTTTACTCCTTTAGCACCGGGTTGAGCAGTCCAGTAATCTCTAAACCTGCAAGCAGTTTGAATAGGATTTAAATCTGGTCTTGTTTTATTGCAAAATTCAATATTCTCTTGCGTAAGAATCCAGTCAGCAGAAAGTCGAGTTCCACGAGACTGTTTTGTCTCTTTCTCTTTCTCTGTCTCTCTCTCTGTCTCTCTCTCTGTGGTAGCAAGTTGCAAGCAAGGTGCTAGCATTGTGCTAGCGTCAACAAAAAAACCTTTATCTATCAAAGGCTTGAGTCCTACTTCTATGTCCTTGCTAGCAATGTGCAAGCGGAATGATAGCTCGTCGCTAGCAGCATCAAAACTACCATCTTTTGACTCACTTGCAAGCAGCCAAAGTAGTGGTGCTATCGCCTTGCTAGCAATAGGTAAACTTGCAAATATCCTATCGTTTAACAAATCTCGATGCAGCTTTATCCAAGGTGGATTACGATGACTGTAGTGCTGGAACTTATCCCAATTCTTAGGTTTTAATATCATTTTTCTACCCCAGAATTCCATACTTCATCTATGTCACATTCATTTCTTGTAACCCATTTTTCTACAAGTCTAAATTGATCTAAAGTTAAAAAAACATTAACACTTTTGCCATATTCAAATGATTTTTGTTGTATTCCAATTCTTCCATCTTCAGTCATGTAAAGATAAAAACCTTCAACATTTTTAAAATTCATAGCTTTTTCCAATAAAAAAAGCCTTAGGTGAGACTCTCATTAGATCAGCAATCTAATGTTGACGGACTGGTAGGTACCAGCAGAGTCCCATCTAAGGCTTACCTATTAACGCGCCGTCAAGCACGTAACTACTATAACGAAACTTTTCTCCTAGCGCAAGTCCTGCAAATATCAGAGTTTTTAAATTGAATTGCTGAACGTGAATGTTTACAAATAGGACACTTTTGCATTGCAAAATTATAAATCGTTTTCTCTTTTGTAACGGACGTCTGATTTACAGGTTTTAAAACTTCGTTTTTCAATTACTTGTCCTCGTGGGCTTACTGTTCTAGGGAATGTCTTTAACGGCTTAAATGGTATTGGCTCCCGCGATGGGACTAACTGCTTCTCATCTATTGGGTTAGGCTTATCTTTATAAGATGGAAAGAATACATCACCTTCCTGCTTAAAGCACTTTAACCTGACTAATTTCCTAAGCTCTGTAGTTATATCCCACTCCACAGCAAAGCCCATCATTCCGTACTTTTGTATTATCTCTTTGACAGTAATACCGCCGGAATTGTTAACAATATCGATAAATTCAGCCCTTCGGCTACCTACTCGTGGTACGTACATAAAATAATTTCATAAAGTTGTTGACGAACAAGTTGCAATACTTCATTATTGAGTCATAGCAACACATTATTAATATTTAATTAACTAGGAAAATAAAATGAGAAAAGATCACCTACAGCATACAGTACGTTTTGGTGCAACTTGCCAATCTGGTCGTACAGGTGGCAGTTTACGTGGCGAATATCTAACTTTGCCAGCAGCACAATTTTTTGCTTTGCCTCCAGAACATCGTTGTGAAAAATGTGCAAAAAGTAAATTGTTTTTGTTTTTACAGCGTCAAGCTAATAAGTAAATTAACAGGGGGTTCGCCCCCTAACTAACTAGGAGAATACTATGAAATCAGCAAAAGTTCGCACCATTCATGCAGGTAGCCCATTTACAGACACATACGATCTTATCGTTGAAGTTTTAATAGATGGTGAATGGACATACTATCAAGGCTTCAATACTCTTTCTAACGATTACGCATATACAGAAGCCCGTCAAGCAACAGCAGCAGCAAAGGCTATTTATGAAAACTAATATGCACAATTGGGAAATAGCTGAGATTGTCTATGCCTTGCGATTGCTGGCAGATAACCTAGACAAAAAACCACGCACAACTCAGGAGCAAGAAATACTAGATATAGCGTATGAAGCCTTGCTAGTAGCTCCTAGAGAAATACACGAACTTGTTAACATAATAGAATCGAATGATAACTATGAATAAATTGCTCAACACTAACGATTTCTTTGCACAACATCCAATACTTTGTGGTGTAATAATGTTTCTTCTATACATTTGGGCTTGCTCAATATGACCGATGAAAAGAACATTTTATACAAGAAAGATTACGTTACGTCTGTTAAGACAGACATTAGAAAAACTTTTGCAAAAATTAGAAAGGATCAAAAACAGGCTGAGAAAATATCTACTTCTGAGAAAACACAACCTATCAATATTGTTCAGTATAAAAAATTCAGATAAATAGGAATCTACTATGAATAACGACTATCAATTGCAAGAGCAGCACGAACAACAGCAATGGCTTGTATATAGCAAGCTGCAAAAAGCCAGAGTATTACTACAAGAATTACCGCTTAAGAAGTCAGGCTTTAACTCATTCGCAGGATTCAAATACTTTGAACTGGCGGACTTCCTGCCTAGCATTAATACGATATTTGACGATCTAGGACTATGTTCAGTCTTTAGCATTAGTGAAGATGTAGCAACACTACGTATTTTTGACTCAGAGTTCGGTGGAGTCGTTTATTTCCGTAGCCCTACCGCAGAAGCCGGAGCAGGTAAAGCACCTCCCATACAGGCTCTAGGATCGATGCATACGTATCTACGTCGATACTTATTCCTCAATGCGCTAGAGATCACAGAGCATGACGCTGTAGACGCTACGATCAAGAAAGACGAACCTAAGTCAGCCAAACCTATTACCGTAGATGTATTCGATAGCCTAGATGATGAGACTAAAGAACTTATTGAAAACATAGCTATGGATGTACGTATGCTTATAGGACGTAATGATATGCAGGGAGTCATTGATTACATTAATCTGCAAGAGTTTGACGCAGATACAAAGACTGCATTCTGGAGTAGGTTAGATAGTAAAGAACGTAGTGCGATTAAGAAATTTTCAACAGGGAAATGATATGACTGAATTTGATAATACAAACCGTGGAGTTTTATACCGGAATGAGAATAAAACGAGTGAGAACCATCCAGACTATAGTGGGAGCGTCAATGTATCTGGTACTGATTTCTGGTTATCTGGTTGGCTTAAAGAATCCAAGAAGGACAATAAAAAGTTCTTTAGCTTATCGGTACGCCCAAAGAATGACGCAGCGTCTAAGCCAGTCAATAAACCAGTAGTAGCGGCTGACCCTGACGAAGATATTCCTTTCTGATCTCGCAGCCCCAATCCTCCTTCTGGGGCTTTCACAGGAGTTTCGGCTCCTGTTTTTTTATTCTGGAGTAACCATGAAATTGCTTGATGAAGTTAAACAACGCTACAGCATTAAGAATGACGCTCAGTTAAGCCGTACATTAGATGTACCACCTCCTACGATAAGTAAGATTCGTAGCGGGAAAATTAATGTATCCGCAGACATAATCCTAAAGATTCATGAGTGCTTAGGTATGCCAGTAGCAGACATTAGGTCTTTGTTATGAAAGTGCTATTAGTGTTTGCGGCTTTATTAGCGGCTCTATGGGGCTGTTCTGTTGTACTTACTACAAGAGTACAGTCAGCCTATAACGCTGGCTTCAGAGACGGTAAAAACGCCTTTACAATCGATTCTCAATGCTCTGCTTGGCTAATGAACTCTAATCTTAAAGAAGCTAAAGAAAGAATATGCAAATGACAAATGAAGATAAGTTTTATGAATGGTGGAATGGCGATGAAATGGCTGACGATCTTGACGTTGTAAAACATACGCCACTTTATTGGGCTATGCAGGGTTGGGAAGCTGCATTACGCGAAATGAATAAAGAAGCTGAGAAGAATGGTGAGGAGTTATGAGCGATTACGACATACATAGTTGTGGATACTACTGCGACCGATTTGCTTGCATTAAAGCGCAACGAGATGAGTTGAGAGATAAGCTGTTTGAAGGTCAAGCAGTAAAGACCTATTTAGGTGGTAAGCCTAACTATACTCAGCCGGAAGAAAACCTCACGTCCGAAAAGAATATACAAACTTCGAACAATAATGACTAAGAATCCACGCAATCGTAAGGAAGATTATGACTGGCAAGCCGTTATAGATGGCAATCGCATAGGCATTGCAAAGGTATTTGAGAGCATACGTAGCGGAGAAGTTGACGAGATAGAGTTAGAAAAGTTGCAGAATTTCGTGCAATTCGCACTAGCCCTGATGCAATTGTCAGGACCAGATAAATGGGCAAGAGCTAAAATGAACGCTGAGATGATGAATTACATAAAATCTATTGATTCATAGATTCGTAGTTGTTGACGCAATCTTGCTATTTCTGCATCACGCTCGTTTAATTTTTTCTGCAGACTTTCACTTAATGCGTAAACTGCTGCAATTTTCTCAAACCTCTGCTTATGATCCTCAAGCATTACATTGAATAAACGCTCAGACGCATCAATTTGTTTTTGAATAAAGTCGGACATATAGCTCTCCTACACTTCAATAATTTGACCTCTAAAGTATACCAATCCTTCAGAGATTACCTCAACAAGCTCAGGAGGCATCAATTTACCCTGCCAGAACGTCAATACAGCGTATCCAGAACGCCAGTTGCGTGAATTATCTTCTGCATACTCAAAGGCAGGATCATCTAAATTAGCCATAGTACCTGTATCTACACCGTATCTCGTACCTGTGTAATCAGTCCATGGAGTAACTTTAAGGCTATGTAAATGACCAGTAACGATGCTAGTTCCTGATTTCAAAGTATTGTTATAGACAGCGTGTATTCCGTTATGCCAGCGATGCTTAATCATCGTATGATCGTTAACCATAATACTTGTTGAGAACTTCCAACGTGGGAAATGGTCAGTTAGATTAAATCCTTGAACGCCCTCAAATGCTGTACCTACTTGAGCAGCGAGCCTAGTATTCATGCGTAAATCGTGATTTCCCCAAGTCCAATGCAGTTTTGCATTTTTAGCAACAGCCTCAATCTCACTTAATCGTTCCTGACAAGCATCTAATTCCTGCTTTACTGATGGTAGCTTTTGCCAACCTATAGGATCGTGACGAGATATTGCAGCCCCATCAAAAACGTCTCCGTTCATTATGAGCATGCGAGGAGATAGCATTGGTATAAGTTTAACAAAAGCCTTGTGAGCCGTTGATATAGTTCCGGGGTAATAGTGGCAGTCTGATGCGACCATAATCACACCATCATCCATCTCTACATTAACCCTAACTCCATTTTGAGGAATGGTTATATTAAATGTAGGGCTTCGAGCATCGTTAGCAGTTAACACAATAGAGTGTTTACTCTCTATATCTCTACGCCTAGAGTGAGTATGCCGAATAGTTAATCCTAATGCTTTAGATACTTGAGACGCTGAATTGTACTGATTCCATACTTCGATAAATTCTTCGTCTGTAACTCTCATTAGTTCACCCTACGGATAAATTCACCGCACCAATCCGTTCGACCAGTAACCGGATAGCAACTATCATAATCGCCTTCCACTTCAATAATCGTAGGTGGGTATCGGTAGCAGAAGCCTACATCTTCTTTAGGCTCGCAAGTATAGAAAGCGCAGCTAATACAAGCTGGCATGCAATCATCAGGTATTTTGATTTTAGGCATTTGATCTATATATCATATACTTATTGCAATCATATTACAAATCACATTAAATACATAGCTCGCTCATCTTTTCTTCTATTAACAAGTCCTTTAAGAACCTTACCGCCTCCTAAACAATACTTTAAGAACTCATCAGCAGCACCGTCAAAATCGCCACGATTATGCTTTTGACGTAGAGTTGATCTCTGTAGCGTTCCTAGTCCTACGTTAAATGCAAAAGAGACCAGAGCGTCAAACCGCCCTTGAGTAATCCCACTAGGGCAATAACGTAATACACCTCGTTCAAAACGCTGCAAATCAGCCGCAAGAATTGCATTGACCTCATCCATTGTAAATTTGCGATTCCAGCCATCCGGGATTTCCAGATAACTGCGCTCCTCAAACGGAACCTTAGCGTGATTAGGATCAATTACATGACCTACGCCAACTGTCCATAACCTAGCAGGACAACGATAAGGCTTTAACCTAACGCCCTCGTGGTGCATTATGGTTTTAAGTGCATTATTACTTACCTTCATTTTTTGCCAAATGCCTGAGTACCGAACCAGAACGCTATAACGGATGCCCATATCAACTGAGTATCAGAATCCCATACCTCATCGATCATAATCTTGAATGGAACGTTCTGAGTCCATGCATACCAGACACCAGCTATATCGATAGCCACTAGCAGGAAGAATAGACCGTATGTGACTGTAGGACGCACCATAGCACGAGCATTAATCACCCATTGGCTTGCACCCTTACCGATCTCTATATCGTGGTTGTAGAGTGCTTTACGCTCGTCTGAGGCTGTCTGTATCTGTATCTGCTCTGTGTGTATTTCCTCAACACGCTCCTGAGCCTGAAAGCCAGCTTTCTGCATCTCTAGCTGCATCTGCATCTGAACCTGAGCCATAGCTAGTTCATGCTTCTTATCAGACTTATCCTGAAAGAAATTAAGCAGACTAGGAAGTCCACCCGATAGAAACGACATAAATGTAGAGAGTAAGGTAAGCATTATTGTCCTTGCATTTCAGTTAACAGTTTTAAGCGTAATTCTTTCATCTTGCGTATTTCTTCATTGGCTACGATAGTTGCGTTATTCATATCCATGTACATTATGCCCATCACAGGCAACGCTATAACGAGCACAATACACAGTACCAATATGGTGAGGAGTAGAGTGAACGGTATGTGTGGCTCGTTCTCAGAAGTATCATTAGCCATAGGAACCACAATATTATG